TGTGCAATTTTAATGTCAGATTTATCTTCTAATGAACCTGCTTTCAAATACTTTCTTCCATAAGAAATAACGTATTTTCCAGCCCAATCTTGCATGCACTTTTCACGTTCTTTTGCACGTTTTGCTTCTCTAACTTCTTCTAGCTTCTTATCAGCATCATCTCTTAATGCTTTCAATTCAGCTTCAGTGTTAAAGCTCTTTAAAACTTCTTGAATTGTATTATCCAAAACAACCTCCTGGATTGTCACCATCCCATGTATCTTTACCATGGATTTTTTCCATATCAGCCTTTAATTCTTGACTAAAATCTTCTCTAACATAACATGAAGGATTTTCATCTTTCTTAATTTTGATTTCAATAAATCTTTCATTACTGTTATTCTTAATTTCATAAGCATTATGCCATGCATTCACATAATCAGTAATTGGAGAACCACATAAAGTAGACTTTATTGCTTTATTTTTCCATGGCATGTGATAACAAACACCATTGATATAAACATGACACAAGTCATTAGAATTTAATAAACGTTCAATGCACTTTTCACCATCTGTAAAAATAGAGTCAGTCTGTCCCCATGTTGGAATCAATCTTGTTGTGTGATGGAAATGAACCTTTTCAGCACAATTGACTTTTAAAGAAAATTCCTTCAATACATATTGTTTCATTAAGTTCTTATGATGCTTATCCCAAATGAACTGTTCTGATTCAACTTCAAATTGTAGATTTTCAATTGCCCACATATCAATATTGATACATTCACAATTATTAAAAACCAATTCAATTTCATTACTATTTAATGATACATTATTCATTTACAATCCTCGATGTACTATCAATACCAAATTTATAAAACTTTTCTCTTGTTGCATCATCATTTGGATAAACATAAAAACCTTTTTCGTCTTTATAAACGGTTGATTTAAATGATTCAAGCCATTTAGAACGATTTAATAGATTTGCTGGATAAATTTTTTCTTCATCATAATTAATAAACCATCCCTTAAACCAAGCCTTTCCATATACCCAACAATGATAAATTATCATTCCTTCTTTTAGAGAATCAGGATGATCAGTTAAAATATCTTCAACTCCATCATTATCATATTCAAAGTTAGGTTGAACTTCTATAAGATGACCATTTTCATACTTATACATTTTGTCATCATCTGGAACAGAATCATCTATTGGATGACCATCGTCATCAGTGATACCATCTGTAGTATCATCATAACTCATGCAATAATCTGAAATTGGGTCTTTTTCACATTGTCCTGCATACCTTTTAATAATCTTCATTTCTTCTTCAGAAATGGGTTTTGCTGAATTAAGCATGCATTCAATATCTTCTTTTGTGAAAATCTGTTCTTCATTAGAACCAATATATGTTGAATATTCATGATCTCTAGGAATATTACTTAAAGCTTCTCTTGTTGAAGCTAATTCTTCTTCGCTCATGAAAGTAAAACAATCAATGTCCATTTCATCAGCCCAGTTATATGATGTATCTAAAATGTAATATTGCATATTAATCTACCATCTATTCTTTCTTTTATAATTCTTTCCTGGATTTAAACTAAAAGGTTGTTTATTCTTTTTAACTGGAATTGGTGCAACCCATGTTTTTTGAGTAGGAGGTTCAACAAATTTTGGTACTGAGTCCCATGCTTGGGCTATAATATCATCATCTGCTTTATTATAAATTCTTTTTAATGTAGTCTTTAAACCAACAGGACCTTGTATTGGCTGAACTCCAACTATTTTATTTGCCATCAATTGTGGGAATACTCTTCTAACAAGTGGAATTGCAAATTGATTCCATTCATTAGGTTCCTCTGCATCAATATTAACAATACTGTTGGCAAATGTCAACCCTGGATTTTCTAATTCTTCCTCATTTTTCATACATCCATCTTAATTAATTCTACAATTTGATCATAACCAGCCTGAGATCCATCACAATCTACGTAAATGAATTTCTCATCATCCAACATTTTTCTAATTCTATTATCGATTTCAATTGCTTCTTCTTCAGTTTGATTTCGACCATTAGGATTGTATGCTTTCTTTCGTCTTACAAATATATTCAAAGTTCTCTTATATTTGTGTGCAGTATATAACGCTGCATCTTTATATGGCTGTTCATCTGTATACATTGATCCAAGTGCAATTGGACTATCAGTAATAATTACATCTACTTTACCTAATAATCTTTCAATCTTTAAACACTGTTTTCCAATTACATATAGCTGACAATGTTGTAATGGGAATTGGTCATCTTGCCAAACTCTATCTTTAGCATATTCTGACACATATTCACAATCGATACCAGCCATTTTCAACTTTGCAAAAATATACGCAGCACCAGTAGACTTACCTGCTCCTGGTCCTGCAAACAAATTAACAATTAAAGTATTTTTCATCTATATTCGTCCTTCCACCAATCTAATGATAACGCTGCTTGTTCTTCTAACATTGCCAATATCCTTCTTTCATACTTCCTTCTGGAGGAATATATGAAGCAATCTGAATATTGCCATTTGTATCACATATTAAAACTGGAGTTCTACAAGGGAAAAATGTTTCAGGTTTTACTATTACCCAATTCTGTTCAAATTCCATTATTTACCTCTATTAGTTTTTGTTTGATTTCTTCCATTCTATAATCATTAGATAAAAGAAAACATGATAAATTATTTAAATTATTCATTAAAGTTTTAATGTTTAATACTATATCTTCTTTTTTTCTAAGATTAGTTTCCTTTTTCAATTTCTTCATATAATAAAGAATTTTTTTATCATATTTCCAAATGGAGCCATCATATAACTGATGCCACCAAGTTCCTTCTTCCCAAAAATATGATTTTGTTATATTTCCATCTTTTGTAGAAATACCAGCATGCTGCCACAAAAACGGAAACAAATCTTCCACTTTTTTTATTTCGACTTCTTTGTGATCCAAATAAATTCGATGATCATTTGTATCATAATCATCTAATAATGTTCCAAAAGAACATTTACCTAAATCACTAAAACCAAATAAACTTATCTTCATAGTCTAAATATAATAAAAGATAGTCGATTTGTCAACCATCTTTATAAATTATCACTCTAATTATTTCCTTCTTTGTAAATAACAATGATATAATCATTCGTTAAATTTACACTTTCAAGAGCTCTTCGATAACCATAAGCTCCAATAAAATTATTGACAAGCTTATCCATCGTTTCTGCATCAAAATCTAGTTTTCTTTTAATAAAATGAACTTTTCTCATTGATTTTCTCCACAATAACGTTTGATACAATCAACTTTTTCACTGTATAAAGAAAATCGTATTTTACAATCATCCATACATTGATTGATTTCATTATTATCCATAATACTATATGGATCTGTTGGAATTGCTTTCAAAGAACGTCCATTAAGATGAGTAATTTCTATTTTCTTTGGACTTGTATCTTTCTGAGCTTGAATTTGCTGTTTTTCCAGTTTTTCCATGGAATTAGCAATTCGTTCCAAAGCATTAGCAATGCGTTCTAGTCTTTGATTACATTCATAACCACAACCAGCATTACTCATGACTGCTGCCAATCCAATGATAAGAAAAATCTTTTTCATTAGAGCCTCTCAAATTTAGCAGTCGCAACCTTCAACTTTGCATCAGGACACTTTGCTTGAAGTTCCTCTTGCATTGCTTCAAGAGCATCAGTCTTAGACTTCCAACGTGGAATGTTAACCACGCAATTGATTTTGCCCTTACCCTTGCTCAGACTTTCGAATTCGCAAGTCAACTTGTATTCTACTGATAGAATTCCCATTATCTATAACTCCTTCCAAGAATCAACTGTTCTTGTAAAAAATTTCTGAATGTTTCTTTACTTACTCTTTTAATTTGAATTGATGTGTCTTTTACCTTAACAATCTTTCCAGATAGATTACGATAAAGCTGTCTATAATCAATGCATTTCTTTCTAATGACCATGTCCCAACGAAAACCATTTCCTTTCATTCGCATAGCCATTTCATCTGCATTCAATGGAATATACGCAATTGCTGTGCATGTAAAATCAGGCATTTCCTTATTCTCATATTCCATAATCATTGACTTATCATCAATAAGTTCATTTACAATTTCAAGTGCTTCTTCGTATGTCATAAATTATCCTTTAATTTTGGCATAAATGTCCAATAGTCAACATAAAACCAATTCATGTGATCACTGTCCTTATCCCAGCATTCTTCATCAACCCAAGTATAGATATAATACTCGCCATTGTCATCTATTTGCACTTTGTATTCTGGAGCTTGCTTATAACAAAGTTGGTCTTTATTATCTTTAAAAACTTCGCTTTTATCTATACCTAAACGACCAATCCATCTGACTTCAATTTCATCATTGATTAAATGCACTAACAAAGGTTTCTTCATCATATAAGGCTGAGGAAG